GGACGGAACCACCTGCCGAGAATGGGCGGCTGGTGGCGAAGCGTGGTTCCGTTACCTCTTTGGGTTCGTTGTGTGGCTGTTGGGGCTGCTTGAGGGTGGTTTCGGCTGTTTTTCGGCTGTTTTTCGGCTGTTTTTCGACGTTTTTCGACGTTTTTCGAGGTTTTTCGAGGTTTCTAGCCGTTTTTGGCCGTTTTTGGGCCTTTTTGCCGTTTTTGGGGCCGTTTGGGCTGTTTTTCGTGGTTTCTGGGGTCCCGTGGGGTCGTCTCAGCGGGCCACACACCGGGTGGGATCACAACCTCACGCTCGTCAACCCAGATGTGGCGGCCGTGCTGGGCGATCTTGACGCAACCTTGGGTCGGGCCGATGAACATGAGGCGGGCTGGGGCGTCTCGGTGCTGAACAACCCACCCGGCTCGAGCAGCATCAAACCTCGTGTCGTAGACGCCGCTCACGTCTGCTGCCCCGAAGCGAGCCTCATCACCGCACCCGCCACATCGGCACGACACAACACCTCATCAACCAACGTCCCCGCCCACACCCACGGCTCAGGCGCCCCCAACAACATCAGCTCGGCAGCCAACCTCTGCTCCACCAGCGCACGCGCCGACAACCCCTCAACAGGGGCCCCACCAGACGGCACGTCCCCAGCAGACCCGACTCGCTCACCGAGGGCTTGTGTGGTCGATTCACCACCCAGTGACATCCCCTCGACAGGCGCAGCACGAACCTCACCAGTCGACAACCACGACTCTGCCACCCCCCGGGCCGTCCCATCAACCGGAACCACCCTCACCACCACCCCAGGAGACCGATCCCCACCCCCAACCACCACCAGCACCGGCTCCCCCACCAGCACCCGACCACCATGATCATCATCGAACAACCCCGCATCCACCAACCCATCCACAATCGCCTTCACCGTGGGCATCCAGTTCGACGGATCACGCCGACGCCTCCCCACCACCGCAAACGACACACCAACCTCCCACCTGCCCGACGAGATCCTCGGAGCCTGCTTCGAGTTGATCGCCTCACGGGCCGCCAACATCGAACGCAACCGCCACATCGACACCAGCTCGGCACGCTGCCGCCAACCCATCCGATCATTCGCGTTCAACACCACACCCGGAGCATCAAACCCGAACATGAACATCACAGCTCCACCACCACCGTCTCCACCCCAGCACCCCTCGCCAACCCCACCATCATCACCGTCCCCTTCGACAACAACAAAGAACCCCTCGTGAACGCAAACACCACATCCGGGTTCCCCTCCTTCAACATCCTACGGTTCCGCACAAACCCCGCCCGCCGACCATGACGATCCCAGTCGGCAACAAACTCCACCACCTCAACCCCCCTGGAGCGCGCCCACCTAGCCGCCAACCGATCAGCACCCCGCGCCCCACCACAAATCACCACATCAGGCCGACGCACCATCGACTCCACATCCAGCACAGACCACAACCGCGAACGCTCCCACACCGCACGAGCATCCAACACCTCACCCCACACCGCAGCCTCCCCCAACACCCTCGAACCGCACACCAACCACCTCACCACGCCACCTTCTCCAACACCAGCATCGTCGAATAGTTCCGCCTCGCATGAACCTGCCGCCGCCCCACAGGCTGAGCCCGATACGACACCAGATGCAACATGTCCACCAACCTCGCACCATGCGCCTCGGCGTGACACGAAAACTCGATCGTCTGCCAACGCACCCGACCCGAACACACCTGATCCTGACACTTCACCAACAACACCCCACCCACATCCAACACCCGCAAACACTCCACGATCCCATCACGACACAACCGCATCCGATCCTGCCAGCGCACACTGTTCGCCACCCCATAAGCCGCATCCGGACCATGCGACCCACCAGTCCCGTTCAGCTTGTACGGCGGGTCGAACACCACATGACGAAACGACCCATCCAGCCACGGCATCGCACAAAAATCCACCGGGTACCCCACCGGGGAGCGCGCCACATCCAGATCACTCGCAACAAACACAGCAGGACGCCACAAAGACCAAAACCGACCCAACCCGAACGTCGGATCCAACGTCGCCTCATCCGACAAGTAACCGAGGTCACGGCACGCCACAATCAGCTCCGCGTTGCTCCTCCACGGCCCAATCGCCAACACCTCACTCACCCATCCACCTCCCCCGCTTCAACACATTCCGCTTCTGCTGCCGAGGAACATACGGCCTGCCGCGCATCAACCTGCACGGCTCACACCCCGCATCACACTCCACAGGCCCATCACCCCACACATCACCCACCGTGCAACCCAGCCGACAAACACACACCATCCCCGCCAGGCGATCCCAATCATCCAAACCCACCAACCTCCAACCCGTACACCCACGCAAACAAACCCACCACATCCATCATGTCCCCCAACGCCGTGTGCGCCCCATGAGCAGACCGCTCCACCCCAGCCGCCTCCATCACCTTCCGCAAAGTGAACGGCGGCAACAACCCCAGCTTCGCCGCCGCCAAAGCCTCCACATCAACCAGGTGGTAGTGCGGGCACAACACAAACCCATACCGCAAACAGAACCAATGCAGCACCCGCTCATCGAACTCCGGCACCGCACCAACCCACACCCTCCCCGCCGACGCGACCGCGATCTCCTCCGCAACCTGACGATTCAAATCATCAGACAACTCGTGCCGATACGGCAGCCACCGCTCATACATCGCGTTCACACGAAGCGAGTTCGGATCAGCAGACACCAACTCGGACTCCGACACACACAACAACTCCACCCGCGGCTCATCCAACATCAACCCGCTATCCTCAACCGTCGCCGTCACCCACGCCACCTCCCACGGAGGCGCGTTACGTGCCAACGACAACGTTTCGGTGTCACAAAAAAACAGCTCCAACATCACCCATCCCCCCTCATCTGATCCTCGTACATCGCGGCACGAATCAGGTTCCGCACCCACGCGTTCATTGACAACCCCGCCTCCCTAGCGCGCCGCTCCACAAACTCCCGCTCATGAATCGACACCGCCAACGCGATCTGAGTCGTGTTACGAGCCATCACGACCCCAACTTCGACGCAAGCCAACGCATATCAGCCTCCAACTGCATCTGATCACCGGCGTAATGAGCGGTGCGGCGCATGTGCTCCAACAACCGCCACGCCAACGGGCGCTCCAACATGATCGGACCCGGCGTGTCCGCATCCTGGTCGTACAGCTTCACCTTGCCCATCACTTCCCCTTCGTGAAGATCATCGCCAACAGCGCACGGTGATAGTCGCTCAACATCTCATCCGCCACCTGATCCGACACGTTCAGGTCGCGCAGCAGCGCCTGATAGCCGGCCAGCAGGTTCACCAACGAGATGTTCAGATCCATCAAGCTCATCAACGCCGACTTCACATCATCACCCAAACCATCCATATCGCATACCATACCGTATTCCTGTTAGGTTCACAACCTGTAGCACTTCACCTAACAGGGCCACTACCCTCGCAACCCATGAACGGTCGCCCGATCTCGTTCTGGCTGCACCAGCACGAACTCGACTACCTCACCCAGCTCGCCAACGCTCGAGGTGTCAGCAGAAACCGTGCGCTGCGCGACCTGATCGAGCAAGCCCGTCAGTCCGACTGCGAAGCCTCCAGCCGCAACGACACCAGCTCTTGAACCACCGGCTGCCCAAGAACCCACCGGATCGCCTCACCCCAGGTGCGGTTGGGCATCGTGTCCCGCAACGCCAACAGCTGCACATGCTCCTCGGCTGTCACCCTGAACGCCACGGTGTGAGAGAGCCGACCCGACTCTGGCACCAGCTTCCAACCAGGCGGGACCGCATACGGAAGATCGGTCATGCACCAACTGTAGACGGCGCGCTTGCGCCGCGCAAGCGGGCCTGTTTACATGTGTTTGGGCTCGGGGACGGCTGAGGCCCCCAGCCTTGACGACCAGGGGCCTCCGAAGCCATGATGGGACGAGCCAACGACCCGAAGGGGAGCATACCCCCTCGGCCAAGGAAAGGAAAGCCAATGATGGGAACTTGTTGGTGCGGCCAACCCGCCGCCTACTACCAGCCAACCACTCGAGCCGTCGCCTGCAACCAGCACGCCGCCTTGCTCGCCCCGTTCGTCGTGTGGGTGCCAGTGGAGGTTCGGCGTGAGCGTTGAATCCATCTCCACCGTGCTCAACACCCCCACACCGGACCTGACACCGACGCAGCGTCTCATCCTCGTCGGGATCGCCAACCACGACGGCGACGGTGGCGCATGGCCATCCATGGCGACACTCGCCAGGTACGCCGGGGTCACCGTCCGGGCCGCACAGAAAGCCGTAGCCACCCTCGTCGAGTGCGGGTACATCACCCGCCACATCCAAGACGGCGGCACCCGGAGCACCCCCGATCATCTCCGCCCCAACCGCTACGAACTGCACCTGACCCCCCGTCCCACAGGACACCCCTCCCCCGTCCCACAGGACACCCCCCCCCTGTCCCACAGGACACCCGAACCATCCATAGAACCGTCCATGGAACAAAACCCCCCTCTAGTCCCCCCAAGGGGGGACGTTGAGCAGGACGGGTTTGACGCGTTCTGGTCTGCATACCCGCGCAAAGTGTCCAAGGCTCCAGCCCGGAGGAAGTGGGCAAGGATGACCAGCAGCGAACGTCAGGCTGCTCTCCAAGCGCTCCCGGCTCACATCGAGGCATGGAAAACGCGAGGCGACATCCAGTTCGTCCCCCACCCAGCGACATGGCTGTCGCAGCGCAGATGGGAAGATGAGATGATCGTTCGATCAGCACCCACAAAAGCAGCCAGATCACTCGACGTGATCCGACGTTTCTCTCAAGGCGAGCTGTGATGACACGGGAAGAAGTTGCCTCGTTCCTCGCGGCGATGCACGGCGCCTGGCCAAACACCGAAGTCGACGAAGCCGTCGCCTACGTCTGGGGTGAAGCACTCCGCTACATCGACTACGACGAAGGGCTCTCGGTGCTGACCGACCTGATCAACACCAAGGTCATGTTCCCAACCGTCGCCGACTTCAACGCGGCGCTGTCCCAGCACAGGATCACCCAACGCCGTCGCGCTGAGATGGACCACCGTCAAGTCGCAGAAGGGCACACCACCCCACCTTCACGCGGTGTCGCCATAGCCATCGAGGCATACAAGGATGAGTGCCGCCGCCAGGGTCGCGAACCAAGCAGCGAGATCTTCAGTCGCTGGCTCGCAGTGACATCCACCGAATGAGCGCCGCCCACACCATCGGGTCGATGTCGTTCGGGTCGCAGTCCATCAGAGCGCCCGCTTGCAGATCGGCAGATGTGTACCTCACAGACACCACCGCACGCCGCTTCGTCCTCGCCAACCTTCTCGCCTGTTCGATCGTCATAGACGGGTTGATCACACCCGACTCGACACCCTCAAGCAGCTCTTCACGGTTCAGCGCACGCAACGCGAACAGCGCCTGCCACGGTTTCGGCAACCTGGCCAGCGTCTCCGCTGGGAGTTCGCGGTAGGCGAGGTAGATCGCGATGAGCCGTCTGGCTGTGTCGACCGAGAACGGCAGCTCGTTGGTCACCCACGCGTTGAAACCGTCCGGGTCGGTCGAGCGGGCCTCGAACAACAGGCCACCGACCGTGAGCACCATGCCGTCGATCGCCGAATAGATGCGATCCCGGTAGTAGCTCAGGTCGTGGCTAGGTTTCACCACATGGAGAGCCACAACATCGACCGTATCAGCGTGTTCGGCTACGAGCTGTGCTCAGTCTGCCAAACACCTGTCGTCATGGAGGTGTCAGCGCGCACAGGCGGGCGGTGCACGAAGTGTTGGGCAAGCACAACTGTCGACAGGACCAAAGTGCTTGAGGTTGTCGGGCTCGGCCGCCGCGCACGGGTCACGGTTGGGGCGTCCACGGCGAAGAAAGACAAGCCGCCGGCGAACACCAAGAAACTCGCGGAGCGATGCAAGCACAAGGCGCTGCGACGGTTGCGGGCGCTGTTCCCTGACCTGTACGACGTGCTGCTCGCAGAAGAGCGCGCCAAGCACGGGCTTGAGCCGTGGCCGATCGAACGCGCAGCCGTCACCACAGACGGCCTTGACGCAGAGGCGACCTTGGCGTTCGCTGAGGTCTACCATGCGCTGAGCGAACGAGGAGTTGATGTGGATGGCCTTGTCGCAGGCACCTGAACTTCACAACATCGTGCGGTTTATCCCGCCAGGCAGCCACGCGCCCGCCACGTCGGAGGTGTTCGCCGCGGTCGGACTCGAGCTGAGGTACAAGCCAGATCGCGACTATCTCGCCGACACCCACGCTGCTTCGCTGGTCAACAGCAGGGAACCGTGGAAATGGTACGAGAAGATCGGCGAGGTGTCGTACGCGATCGCCCGATCAGCCCGCATCGCCGGCTACGCCAAACTCCAAGTCCGCAAACGCAACCCTGACGGCACCGCCGGCGACCTCGTTGATGACGAACGAGCCCAGGCTGCGTTGGGGCGCATCTACTCCCCCTACGGCGGGCTGCGCGGCTTGATCGAGCGGTATTACACGCTCCGCAAGGTTCCAGCCGACATGCACCTGATCCGATGCCGCAACAACGCCGGCCAACCTGACGGGTACATGGTGCTGTCATGCGACGAGATGGACCTGACCCAGCTTGACAAGGGGATCATCAAGTGGTGGACCACCCCGAAGCCGTCATCGTCGTCGCGAGGACGCCCACATCACGTCGTGCAGATCGACGACTACTTGGGCAGGCTGTGGACGCCATCGTCGCGTTGGATCGACCTGCCTGATTCTCGGCTCAACACACTCGACACCGAGTGCTTCTTGCTCTATGAGCTGACCGAATCGCTCAAGTCAAAAGTGCTGTCGCGCTTCGCCATGTCCGGTCTCATGTTCCTCCCATCTGAGATCAATGACGTGAGGGTGTCGAACGCTCGAGGTGAATCACGCCAGGACAGGTTCATGGATGTGCTCGCCGAAGCGATGGCGAGGAACGTCGCCGCTCGCGACGACGCCTCGGCCCGTATCCCGATCATCGTCAGGGGTCCAGGCGCTGCTGGTCAGCAGATCAGGTTCATCACCATCGACTCCGAGCTGTGGGAAACCGACATCAAACTGCGAGCAGAACTGATTGATCGCATCCTTCAAGGGCTTGATGTGCAGCACCAGGCTGTCATGGGTGTCGGCGACACGAACCACTGGGCGGCATGGGCTGTCTCCGACGAGGAACGTCGCATCACCGTCCAACCTGACATCGAAGCGATGTGTTGGGGGTTTGAGCGGTTGATTTTCAACCGCGAGCTGCTCGCCGCAGGTGTCCCCGAGTCCAAGGTGTCCAGCTGGATGCTGTGGTACGACCTCAGCGGTGCTGCTGTCAAGACCAACCAGCAGGAGGACGTTCGCCAACTTTATGACCGTGGCGAGGTGAACGGAGCGGTGCTGCGACGCGTCTCTGGTGCGCTCGACAGCGAAGCGATGGATGAGCGTGAACGTATCCGTTGGGTCGGTGTGAAGATGCTCGATCCCTACCTCGCCCTGTATGGCACCGAGGAGGACATCGACTGGTCCAAGGTCGGTGCAGGGCGCCGCCGTCCGGGCCCGATCGGCCCAATCGCAGATGAACCCAATGTCGGGCCGGGTGTAGGCAACCCTGGCTCACCAGACGACAACGAGACGGACACCCCAAGGTCCGAACGGCCCGCATAGGAGGCGGACATGGCAATGCGAATCCAGTACGGCAAGCGCCCCAAGAAACAGGACGGCTTCTACAAGCCTGTGTCGTTCCCGAACATGGCGACACTCGACAAGTGGACCAGCGATGGCCGCATGATCGAATCTGCCGGGTTCGGCACCCGCGACCTACCGCAACCGATCCGGTTGCAGTACGCCGACAACGGCGGGCACTCCGGCTCTGTCCCGGTTGGTGCGCTGCACGAGCTGTCAGTCAACGAAGATGGCGTCCTGTCGGGCGCCGGATGGCTGATCGACACCGACGACGGGCGCATGGCGGCGTTCCTGTTGCATACGCAAGCCCTGCGTGGGAACTCGATCGAACTCGCCGATGTTGTCGCTGACATCGACCTCACCGAGGACTTTGATCTGCGGATCAGGTTCACTGAAGCCAACTTCGCTGGCACCTGCCTTGTGGGCAGGCCGGCGTTCGGTGACGCTTTCGCTGAACTCGACGACGACGAGATCACCGCAGCGTTGGCAGATGTCGATGAGATCGTCGCCGATGTGTCGTTCACACCGACGTTGCTCGCTGTCCAACCCGACGAGATCGTCGCGTCAGGGTTGGTGCAGCCGTGGGCTGATTTCCACATTCCGGAAGCCGACCGGCCGACAAAGGTGATCGTCGACGAGGAAGGTCGCGTGTTCGGTCATCTCGCGCTGTGGGATTCATGCCATGACGGGGTGGAAGGCCAGTGTCTGGTTGTGCCCCGCCCGACCGACAACTATGCGTCGTTCAACAAGCCTGGCGTGTTGACCGAGCTTGGCATCGTCGAGACCGGCCCCATCTTCCTCACTGGTGGGCATCCACGCAAGCGTCTCGGTGACAGCGACCCGGTGTCTGCGTATGGCGGCATTGAGAACGCGTGGGCTGATGTTCGTGTTATCCCAGGACGGTTCGGCCCGTGGCTCTCTGGTCGTGTGCGCCCTGGCGTGTCCGACGATCAGGTGTATGCCGCTCGAGCGTCCAGAGTTTCTGGCCATTGGGTGAGAGGCCGGTTGAAGGCGATCGTGTCGGTGAACGCGGAAGGATACGACGTTCCTGGCAGCGGCTTCTCTGTTCGCACCGAAGGGGATCAGGTGACCGAGTTGGTTGCTTCCTTCCCGCCGTGCGCTAATGAAGCGGAAACGCCAGAGAGCCCTGTAAGCAACGATGTTTTGCTTGAAACGCGTCGTGACGTTCTGCGTCTGCAACTCGACATGCTCGATGGATAACTGTTGACCTTGCTAGGTAAACAAAGTCCATGATTGTCAACCAGAAGGCCAGACACCCAGGAGGCGGCTATGTGGCCCGAAATCCCAAGTGACATCAACGCCTTGAGCGCTGCGGAGCTTCGCGCTCTCGCCAAGGCGATCAAGGCGACTGCGAAGGAGCGCCTGGAAGGACAGCTCAGCGAGGAGTCGCTGGCCGAGGTTCGCTCCAAAGTTGACGAAGCCAAGAGGCTGCTCGCTGCGGCCGACGCTCGCGACGCTGCCGAAGCCGAACGCGCCGCTCTGCTCGCAGAGGTTGCCGAGCCCGAGGCTGAACCCGACCCTGAGCCAGAGGCCGAGGCCGAGGCTGAGGCCGAGGCTGAGGCTGAGGCTGAGCCCGAGGCGGCTGAACTTTCGACCACCACCCCCACCACGGAGGCACCCGAAGTGACTGCGAACAGCACGCCCCCTCCCACCTCGCTCGCCCCGGCGCCTAAGGTGGAACCCCAGGGCTTCACCCCATCAAAGCTGCTTGCCCGCGATGGCGTGGCTGGGAAGCGGGCCGGCGAGGAGTTCACATCGTGGACAGAACTTGCCGCCGCCGTCATGGAGAAGGCAGCCAGCCTGCGGCACAACACCTCCGAGAAGTTCGAGGTCGCCTACATCCCCGCCCGCTTCCCTGAGGGCTCACAGCTCACCGCGGACCCGCTGTTCAACCTGCGGCTGTTCGAGTACGACGAGATCCGTGCCGAGATGTGCGCCCCACCCATCCCCCTGTACGACCTGGCGTGCGAGAACACGCTGCGCCGGCCGGTGAAGGCGTCGTTGCGACCCTTCCAGCCCGATCAGCGTGGAGCGGTGTCGGTGTACCCGTCACCGAGCCTCAGTGACATCACCACCGGCTTCGGCCAGTGGACCAACACCCAAGACTCGAACCCCAACGCCGTGAAGGAGGCGTGCCAGACCATCGAGTGCGCCACCCCTGAGGTGTACCGCCTCTACGGCGTGTACCGATGCCTCACGGTGAAGAACCTGCTCGCGATGACGTTCCCAGAGCTGGTTGAGGCGTATCTGAACCGGCTCGGCGCCGCTCACGCCCGTCTCGGTGAGACGCTGCTGCTCGAGGGCATGGCGAACGGTGCGAACACGGTTGTTGCCCCGTCGCTCGGCTACAACGCCACCACCACGGTCACGTCAACGATCCTCAACTACCTGGCTCTCTACCAGGAGCAGCAGCGGTGGGATTTGCCTGGCTTGATGCGCGCCTGGTTGCCACGGTGGGTGCTGCTGGCGATGAAGATGGATGTGATCCGCCGTCGTCGCACCGATGGGAACCCGGTGTCGGTTCCGAGCGACGAGCAGATCGTGACGATGTTCCGCAACGTCGGTGTGGAGCCGACGTTCTTCATCGACACCCCGTCGTGGGCCACCCCGGTCCCGGCTGTCGCCACTGGCGGTTCGTTGAACTTGCTCCCCACGTCGGTGGAGATCTTGATCGCCCCGCCCGACAAGTTCGCTGTGATGGATCGCGGTGAGCTGGCGATCGGCGTCACCGGGAACAACATCTACCGCGACAACCAGTCGAACGCCCGCAACGAGTTCACGTTCTTCTTCGAGAACTTCGAGGCGCCGATCGACACCACTTCCTGCCCGGCTGACATCCTTGAGATCCCCGGCCTCTGCTGGAACGGTGTCCAGATCGACGACGTGGTGATCAACTGCGAAGGCGGCGACTACCTTGGGGTCGGCTCAGGCGCCTGACCCCTAGTCGGAACAACAACTCCACGGAGGGGGATGGCCTACACTCGGGCCATCCCCCTCATAGGTTCTCACGGTAAGGAGCGCACATGGCGACAGGTCTCGAGGTTGAGGTGAAGATCCCGACGCCGGCGACTCGCCCTGTTGGCCTGTTGACGCAGACCGCTCAAAGGATCCCCAACGACCAGTTGTCGGTGGCGGGTGTCAACCGCATCGGTGCGGGGGTGAGTTTCGTCCCGTGGGGTTGTGACCCGTTGACGGGCGTGGCTGCGGAGCTGTGTGACGACCAGGACCGCCCGGTCGGCTCCCTGCCCGAGTGGTTGACGCAACCTTCGTTCACTGTTGTCGACGGGTTGTCGTGCTCGACGCTGTGGGGTGTCGACGACATGCTCGACGAGCGTGTGCTGTCCAGGCTCAGGACCAGGGTGTCATCGGTGTTCGGCAGAGAACTGATCGACGGGGCCCTGTCGGGCGGCATCTCTCTCGCGTCGCAAGCTGTTGTGCTGTCGGCGACCGCTGGCTCTGTGCAGCAGCAGCTCTACCATCTCGAGGGGTTCCTCGCTGACACGCTTCGTGGCGAGCAGGGGATGATCCACGTTCCACCGGAGATCCTGCATCTTCTGGTGAACACGGCGGGTTTCATGATCACCGATGGGGTCGTGTTGACACCAACGGGCCACATCGTCGTCGCCGACGCCGGCTACTCCACGTTCATCGGCGACATCTCCCCCAATGGGCAGTCGGCGGGGCCTGGCGAGTTCTGGATCTACGCGTCCGGCCCGGTACTGTGGGCGGCGACAGACCCAACTCTGGTTGCGGGCAGGGACCACACCACGATTGACACGACCAGGAACGCGAGAGAGCGTCTCGGTGAGCTTCTCGGGTTGGTGTTGTTCGATCCGTGCTCGGTGGCCGCGGTGAAGGTTGATCTGTCTCCTGCTGGTGGTGTCGACGGCGGAGGCTCCTGATGGTGTTGCCTCCGAATCGTCGTGACATGATCAAGGTGCGCGGTTGGACCGCCGCTGAATGGTCATTCACCAACCCTGTGCTCGCCGCTCGCGAACCCGGTTACGCAGTTGATACCGGTGTGCTGAAGATAGGTGACGGGGTGACCCCATGGAACTCGCTGCCGGCGATCAACAGTGGCGGTGGTTCTGGGTGGCCGCTGACGCAAGATGTGTCTGGCGACGGGTATGGGATCAGTGATCTGTCGTCGCTGGATGTCGTGTTCAGGGTGTCGGAGGACGGCACAACTGACATCAACACTGGTGGCGGTGGCGTCGCCTGTGGGAGACTGAACGTGTCCGGTGGTGGTTCCGGTGAGTTTCAGGTGGGTTCCGGCGGACTGGTTGCGGGTGATGTTGTCTCGTCTGGCGCAGGCTCATCGTCTGAGATTCGAGCATTCTCGGCTGGTTCATCAACCGGTCGCGCGCAATCCACCAATAGTGGATCCGCAAAGCTGGAAGCAGTTGTCGGCTTCTCTGCGGGACTGGCTCAAGCGGGTGGCATTGGTTCGACAGCTTTCATCAAAGCCGATTCCGGTTCTGTTGTTGGCGGATATGCCAATGCAACCAACGGTGGTGTAGCGCATATCTACGCCGACCAGCCAGGCGGTGCGTTTGGCCAGTGTTTCGCCAACAGCGGTTCGGCTGCTGTTTATAACAGCTGCGACGGGGGTTTAGCAACCGGGTATTCATACAGTGGCGCTGGTGGCTCCACGTCGGTCAAATCGCTTGGTAAGGGATCGTTCGCAAATGGGTATGGGTACAGCGTTGGTGGGATCGCCACAGTCAACGCGGTCTCTTTGGGGACGTTCGCAACCGGGTACGCGTGCGGCACCAACGGCGGTTTTGGGTCCGTGGAAGCATCCACCTCGGGGTCATCAGCGTTCGGGTATGCGTACGGCTACGGCTCCAGTATTGTGGCACTTAAGGCGGTTGCGCCTGGGTCGTCAGTGTCTGGGTGTGCGTATGGCATTGATGGTGTTGTTGTGTTTCAAGCATCAGGCGCGGGTTCTTCGGCGTTTGGGTGTGCTTTCAGTTACAATGGGAACACGACAATCGACTCGTCTGGCTACGGCAGTTTCGCTTTCGGTTACACGTACGCTTACGGCAATGGGTCTGCGATAGTGGAATCGTCCGGTCCGGGGGCGTTCGCTGGTGGTGCGGCACAGTCAAACTCCACCTTCTCTCAGATCGAAGCATCCGGTTTGGGCTCGTTTGCTTTCGGGAGCGCAGACGAAGGTGAATCGATCCTTGCTCAACAGACCAACGCAGTCCAGTTCGGCCCTGGGGTGAACAACCGCGCTGACTCACTGAAGGTTGGTGACGGTGGCTTGTGGTTGATGGGGAAGGCAGGAACTCCCCCTTCGCCCACGAACGGGATGATATGGGTTGACGGTTCAGGCAACGTTGTCATCCATTCCGGCGGCGTCTCGGTCGTCATCGCATGACGATCCACGTCATGTCTGGGCTGCCGCGTTCAGGGACCACCTTGCTTGGCAACATCCTCGCCCAGCACCCCGATGTTCATGTTTCAGGGACATCGGCTCTGTACGACTGCGTAGAACAGGTTGTTGGGGCGTTATCCAAGTCGGATGAGGTCAAAGGTGACCTGGCGAACGTCCCCGGCTCATACGAGCGCTACTTGACTGCTCTGCGCGCTTTCATCAACGGCTGGTATCACGATCGGCCCGAGCCCCACATCGTCGACAAGTCACGGGGTTGGCTGATGCAACCTCTGCTCCTAGCGCAGCTCGACCCGCACGCTGCGATGATCGTCTGCGTCCGCGACCCGCGCGATGTCGTTGCTTCCATCGAGCGGCAGCATCGCGCGACAGCCCTGTTCCACTCACCGCTGACGCGCACACTGGCCGAAACAACTCAGATGCTGATGGAACCGCGAGGTATGGTTGGTGGTGCTATTCGGTTCATCGAGGACTTGCTTCGCCGCAACATCCCAGTAGTTTGGGTTCGATACGAAACGCTGTGCGCGTCACCAGAGGCGACGTTAGCAAGACTGCACAAGGCGATGGGGGTCGACCCGTTCGATCACGACTTCGACAACATCGTCAACGTCGCCACCGACCTTGATGCCGTGCACTACAACAAGTTTCCCCACGTTGGCTCCGGATCTCTTAAGCCACCTGAGCAAACGTGGCAGACCGTGATCCCAGCAGAGCTGGCGCACCGCATCGCGATCTCATATCCGCTCTATATGCAAACCTTCGGTTATGACTGAGAGGACTGAACATGGCAAAGCAGAAGGATTCACCGAATCGCGACGTGGCGGCGAAGATCGCTGCGCTTGACCCGGACAAGGCGGAGAAGGTCGCGAACTTCATCGAACGGCTGCAAGCAATCGACAACAATCGACAGGAGATCCTTACCTCCTCTGAGGTGTCCGCTGCGTACGAGGCGCTCGACGACATGGGCAAGCAGCGCATCACTCGAATACTGGCGATGGAACGTGGCCGTGTGGAGCGTCAGCAAGAGCGCGAGCAGGGATTTTGAACAGGGCTGATGGTCGGCCGTCTGGTCGATGAAGCCATCACCATCATCCGTGAAGTGACCGGCGAATGCCGGTCGCCGGTGCTGCTGTTCTCAGGCGGCAAAGACTCAGCGGTGCTGCTTCGGTTGGCTGTGATGGCCTTCGCGCCTGGACCCGTCCCGTTCCCGATCCTTCACGTTGACACCGGGCACAACTTCCCGGAGGTGTATCGGTTTCGCGACGAAACCGCTGCTGTTGCGAACGTGGAGTTGATCGTCGCTTCGGTTCAGTCGTCAATCGACAGCGGCAGGGTTCACGAACCAGGGCCGAACGAAAGCCGCAACAGGCTGCAATCGGTAACACTTCTTGATGCGCTGCGCGCCAACGGGTTCGACGCAGCGTTCGGTGGGGCGAGACGCGACGAGGACAAGGCTCGTGCCAAAGAGCGCATCTTGTCGTTTCGCGACCGCAACGGCAGTTGGGAACCTCGGATGCAACGCCCAGAACCGTGGCAGATGTTGAACGCTCGCGTCAGGCCAGGTGAACATCTGCGGGCGTTTCCGCTGTCCAACTGGACAGAACTTGACGTGTGGCGGTTTATTGAAGCGGAGCAGGTGCCGCTCCCATCGATCTACTTCGCCCACCATCGTGAGGTCGTCGAACGCGATGGGATGCTCTTGGCGGTTGGCGGGCCCATAACGGCAGAACCTGATGAAACCGTTGAGGTCGCTCAAGTCAGGTATCGGACGGTTGGCGACATGAGCTGCACCGGGGCGATCCGATCGTCAGCATCCACCGTTGCAGAGGTGATCGCAGAGCTTCGGGCATCGCGAATCACAGAGCGTGGTGCAACTCGGATCGATGACACGTTCAGCGATTCGGCGATGGAAGATCGGAAACGAGAAGGCTACTTCTGATGGATGTGATCATGGTCGCTACGGCTGGCAGTGTCGACAACGGCAAATCGACTCTTATTGGACGGCTGCTGCATGACACACAGTCGATTTTGGATGATCAGATGGTCGCTGTCGCTGAGGCAAGCAGGAGGTATGGGTATGGCCACGTGAATCTGGCGTTGCTCACGGATGGGCTGAGAGCTGAGCGCGAGCAGGGGATCACCATCGACGTTGCATACCGCTACTTCGCAACCGACCGCAGATCGTTCATCCTTGCCGACACGCCCGGCCATGAGCGGTACACCAGGAACATGGTGACAGGCACCGCTGACGCCGATATCGCAGTCGTTCTCGTTGACGCCACGCGAGGTGTCACTGATCAAACTCGACGCCACATGGCTGTGGCTGCTATGGTTGACGTGGGGGTGATCGTTGTCGCTGTGAACAAGATGGACTTGGTTGGGTGGGACGAAGGGGTTTACCTCAAGATCGTTGACACCGCAGACAGGTTCCTGTGGTCGTTCGACAACACGCCAGCCGTCATGCCGATACCGATGTCAGCGCTCAACGGCGACAACGTTGTAGACCGATCGGTGAGCAGCGACTGGCACACCGGCCCAACGCTGCTGGAGTTCCTCGATCAGTTTGTTGTCGAACGCCCATGCCCGGGGGCGCGTCTTGACGTGCAATGGGTGATCCGGCATGGCAAAGGGCGCTCCTACACGGGCCGGCTGTCGGGTGGATGTCTGGCTGTTGGTGACCGGGTGTTTGTGTTCCCATCTGGTGAGCAGTCAACAGTGACGGCTTTGCGTCATGCAGGGCGCCCAGCTGAAGTGGCGAAGCCGGGTCAAGCGATCAGCGTCGAGATCTTTGACGACCTTGACATCAGCAGGGGAGACACGCTGGCTGCGGCACCGCTGACATCGGTGACGACCATCGCTGGGGCGGTGTGCTGTTTCGACGGCCCGATGCGTCGTGGAAGCCGCTGGTCGTTCAAGCACGGCAGCAGAACTGGCATGGCCACCATCGAGGCGATTGAACGTTTTGACATGGATGGCGGCCGTGAAATCGTCGACGAACTCAACGTGAACGATCTTGGCGAGGTCACCGTCGCTGTCCACCCTCCGATTGCAGCCCAGCCATATCGGGTGCATCGAGAAGCCGGGCGCATGGTTCTCGTCAACGAACAAACGAACGCTGTCGCCGCTGCCGTTATGTTGGCCTGATGATGACCGTGTGGATCACCGGTATCCCGGCTTCAGGCAAGTCGACACTGGCGAACCTGCTGCGGGACGCACTGGTGGATGCTGGCATGCCCACTCTTGTCCTCGACGGCGATGAGATGCGACGTGGGCTGTGCATAGACCTTGGGTTCTCCCGATCCCATCGCGCTGAGAACGTTCGTCGTATCGGTGAGGTGGCTTTGCATGTCGCGTTGAACGGGATCATCGCGATTGTGGCGGCCGTCAGCCCTTACCGTGACGATCGCGAAACTGTCCGAACACGCCACAAGGTGTGTGAGGTGCCGTTCATCGAGGTGCATCTCGACGTTCCGGTTGATGTGTGCATGTTGCGTGACCCTAAAGGGCTGTACGCCAAGCAGATGTCGGGGCGGATGTCCGGGTTGACTGGGTTGGATGCCCCATATGAACCGCCGCTTGCACCTGAGTTCAGATTCATGCAGGACACGCCAGCGGCAGCGGCTTGCGTCGCGATCTTCCAGCATGTCGTCCAAGCGGCGTGCTCTGATGGAATCGACGGGGACCGCCACGTCGAACATCGGCCTGTTAGGGTTCTTGGCCGTGACCGTCGTTGCCTACATCGGAAACTTTGAGCCACCGTTCTCCACCGAGAACCACGTCAAGCGCGCCCTGACCTCACTCGGGCACCAAGTTCTCACCATCCAAGAATCCGACCCTGACCAGTGGTCTGCTGTGTTGGATTCCGATGACTACGACGTGGTGCTGTGGACGCGAACATGGCACTCCGACCCGGAGTTCACCGCCGAGCGGTTCGCTCGAGCCAAAGAGCGCGGTGTCTCTGTTGTCGGGTTTCACCTGGACCGCTGGTTCGGCCTTGCCCGTGAACACGAACTCACCACGGAACCGTTCTTCACGCAATCCGACCTCGTTGTCACAGCCGATGGCGGTCACGACACCGGGTTCGCTGAGCTTGGCATCAATCATCTGTGGATGCCACCAGCGGTCGATCACGTCGAAGCATCACAGCCCGGTGTTCGACGCCAGGAGTTCGTCACCGATGTCGCTTTTGTGGGTAACTGGCGCAGCTACCACCCCGAATGGACGCACCGAACCGAACTCGTCGACTGGTTGTCGCGCAACTTCCGCCGCCGGTTCAAGGCGTTCCCGGTGCATCCGATGCGGCCTGTGCGTGGCACCGCGCTCAACGACCTGTACGCGTCAGTCGCTGTCGTTGTCGGTGATTCATGCCTCGTCGGGAATGCCACTCACTACTGGTCCGACCGCATCCCAGAAACCTTGGGTCGAGGTGGGCTGCTGGTCCACCCGGATGTGGTCGGTCTGGATCAGCACTTCACGCCAGGTCAGCATCTTGGGACGTGGCCTCTCGGCAACTGGGATGCTCTTGGAGAGAAGATTGAAATGTTCCTCTCATCGCCGTCAACGGCGAAACAGGTTCGTGAAGATGGCAGGGCGCACGTCCTCAAGTGCCACACTTACAAGGAGCGCATGGCTCAACTGATGACAGTTCTCACCGAGCGCGACATGTTCCCCTCCTACCGCAAGAAGCGTGGTGTGACCAAGATTCGCTACACCAGATCGGGTGTGTCCGTGACAGTGAACCTTCGCGAGGGATCCGACGATGCGATCGTGTTCGACGAGGTGTGGCGAGAGAACGTGTATCGGGTGCAGCCAGGGTGGGTGGCTGGTGGCAGGGTGGTCGATATCGGGGCGAACGTTGGGGCGTTCTCCCTTTGGGCGCATCATCACGGCGCTCGCGTCGTCGATGCGTTCGAGCCGGACCCATCCAACGTGGAGCAACTGAGGCTGAACACGAAAGGCACCGATATCAACATCATCCCTGCTGCTGTTCACGCCAACTCGGGTACCGCCAGATACATCTCCAGCGGGCGAACCGGAAGCGGCAAGGTTGAGGCCGCCGGCGACGCGGGGCAGCCGATACGGGCAGTCAGTCTGAAAGACGCCATCGGCTCAGCCGCCGTCGACGTCCTCAAGGTTGATGTCGAGGGTTCTGAGTACGACATCTTCCATGATCACACCGACCTGGCGCCCGTCAAGCACATCGTGATGGAGTTCCACCCGATCGACGCAGCGAGGTTCGGGTCGCTTCTGACCGTGCTGTGCCAGTGGGGGCATGTCGAGATCATGGGTTCACCCGTGACAGGCGGGATGATCTTCGCCCGGAGGTATCGCGTGTGATCACGGTGGTCGAGTTGCGTTGCTCATCACCGACTTGTGCAGCGCATGCGATTGGTTCGATCGTTGATCTAGCGGCTTCCGGTTGGAAGCGTGAAATGCAAGACGGCGACGACAGGCCCTGTTGGTACTGTCCAAGGTGTCTCAAGTGAAGTTGGGTGTGATCGGCCGGTGTGAGCAGCGGGGCATCGGAATCCAAACCTCCGAGTTCATCTCACACATGCCGGTCGACCGGGTGCTCGACATCGTGATCCATTCACGTTGGCGACGCGACATCAGCGCCTACCACAGCGTGCCGCACACGTCTGTCGCGTTCGATCATGCCCGCCTGCCTGAGCGTCAAGTGCGTGATTGGTTGTCTGGGCTGGATGTGGTGTTCTCCGTTGAGACGGTCTACGACTGGCGGTTGATCGACTGGGCGCATGACGCGGGTGCGGTGGTGGTGGTGCAGGGCAACCCTGAGTTCTACCGCCACGGGACGGAGCTGCGCGACGCACCGGAGCCAGACGAGTGGTGGTGGCCGACATCGTGGCGCCTTGATCGTCTGCCTAGCGGCCCGGTGATGAATGTTCCGATCCGCGACCAGCCACCGTTTCTCAACGAGCCATCGACAACAGCACGATTTCTGCACGTCGCCGGCCATCGCGCAGCAGGTGATCGCAACGGCACCGACATCTTCATGGCGGCACTCAGGTTCGTCACCGAACCATGCTTGATTCGCGTTGTTGGCCAGGACGGTGTGCTGCCGGATCTGCCAAAACTCCACCCGAACGTGCAGGTTGAGATGCACCCTGACGGGTTCGATGATCGCTGGGAGATGTACCGAGACATCGACGTGGTGGTGCTGCCGCGACGCTATGGCGGGTTGTGCCTGCCCGCCCTCGAAGCGCTCACGGTCGGGGCCATCCCGATGATGCCTTCAGTGTCGCCGAACACCGACTGGCCGATCATCCCTGTTGACGGTCGTTTCGGGCCGAGCGTCAGAACCCCGGCTGGGCCGATCGCGACGTTCAACGTCCACCCCAAAGAACTCGCAGAAGCCATGAACACCGCAACAGCGTCACGTGCCCACATCGAGCATTTCAGGGATCTATGCTCCGTCACTCGTCCGGAGCTTGTTTGGTCGGTGTGGAAGCCTGTTTACATGGCGCAAATGGAGAGTCTGCTGCGATGATTTCGTTCTACGCGTCGATGCCGCACTTCGATCGCCACATCCGCCCCATCTGGCGTCACATCCACCCGTCGCTGCGTGGCGAATACGTCTTTGACCGCTACGCCAGGCGCATCCCCGAGCACGACCTTGTTGTCGTCGCGTCTGCTGGCGACCTTGAGCGCATCGGGTTCCGTCGCGCCGTCTACGTCGAGCACGGTGCAGGCCAGTCGTACCTCGGTGACCCTGCTTCCCTAGCCCGCCACCACTATCCGGGCGGCACGCACCCGGCCAACGTGGTCGGCTACATCGGACCCAACCAGAAAGTGATCGACTCGTGGCCCGCTGTTGCCGAGCGTGGCGTTCCAGGCGCTGCGGTTGGCTGCCCGGCACTGGATCGCTGGCACGGGTATCCAGTTCCGCCCGCATCGCCCATCGCGCCAACCATCGCCATCACCTTCCACTGGGACGCCAGGGTGTGCCCTGAGTCCCGCAGCGCGTTCACCCATTACAGCGAGGAGATGCCAGCCATCGTCGAATCCTTGCGTCGGCAAGGTTTTCATGTGATCGGCCACTGCCACCCTCGCGATCTCAACCGTCGCCCCGGGTGGTGGAGACGTATCGGTGTTGAGTTCTGCCCAACCCCAGACGAAGTGTTCGCTCGTGCCCACATGCTGATCGTCGACAACTCGTCGATCGCTTTGGAGTTCGCATCGCTCGGCCGTCCGATCATCTGGCTGAACGCTCCTTGGTATCGGCGAACCATCGACCACGGCGGGCGTTTCTGGTCTTGGGCACCCGCCGGCCAGATGGTCGACGACCCTGACGAGCTGATGGCGATGGACATGATCGACTACTACGTCACCGACCCGTATCGCGAGCACCGTGAGCGCATCGTCGACGAGGTGTACGCCTTCAGGAACGGGACTTCTTCGGTTCGGGCTGCGGCGTTTCTCGCCAGGCTCCACCAGTCGATGTAGGATCCCCCCATGCCGCTCGAGGCCGCCTGCGAACCGTTCATCACAGCGGATGACTTCGCCGCATGTGAATGCGCGTGCGACGACCTCGACCAAGCGACGATCGAGCGCCTCATCGAGGAAGCGTCAGACATCCTCGCCATCATCAGCATGGGGAACTTCGTCGGACGTTGCGAACGAGTGTTCCGCCCATGCGACCCGATGCCATGCCACTGCCGCCGCTGCCCCGCATGCCTGGACGGCGCGTGGATGATCCCAGGGGTCCTTCCCACGGTTCTCGAGGTGAAAGTCGACGGTGTGATCCTCAACCAGTCGGAGTGGGTTGTTGCGAACGGCATGTATCTGCTCAGGTTGGGCCCTGACGGGTTCATGGAGTGGCCGTGGGGTCAACCCCTCCACCTCCCCGACACCCAACCGGGCACATGGTCTGTCAAGGTCGCAACCGGCCATCACATCAACCAGGTTGTTCGTGACGCCACTCTGGAACTTGTCTGCGAGTTCGCCAAGGGATGCTCAGGTCGCAAGACTCGCCTCCCAGCCAACGCAACTGGAGCGAACATCGGTGGCGTGGCGATCAGCCTGCAACGACGCTCGGAGCAGATCGAGGAGTCCAAGATCGACCTGCCGATGGTGTCCAGGTTCCTCGCCATGTACGGCGGTTCGCCGCCGTCAACTGTGTGGTCACCTGAACTTGATCGACCCATGAACATCACCTTTGCATGACACTTCAGCGTCACACACCCCTGCGCCGCACCATGTTTCGGCGCAAGGCGCCAAAGCCGTCACCCATGAAGCAGGCTAGAGAGGCTGTGGTGCGTCGCAGCTCTGGTCGTTGCGAAGCACTCACCCCTGTTTGCACCGGCCGGATGGAGCACGCACATCACGTGGTGCGTCGCTCCCAAGGCGGCAAGGATGAACCAGAGAACCTTCTAGCGTGCTGCGCCGCGTGCCATGGGTACATCCACGACCATCCGGCCGAATCTTTCGATCGCGGCTGGTTGCGTCATCGGTAGACCTTCGGCATAGGCCCGTGCGACGATGAAGGCACAGGCCCCTTCGTGAAAGGAACCCACGATGGCAACCAACCTCGCTGGCGACATCTGCATCGGCCAGTTCAACGTCTGCCTTCTGCGCGCCGCACGCCTCGACGCCGACTGCAAACCGAGCGGTGGCGTCGATTCAGGCATCATCACGCCAGGCATCGTGAACATGACCGCCTCTCCCGATATCGAGGAAGGAACCGTGTTTGAGCCGAAGAACGGGTGCGGGAAGATCGCTTGGACGTACGAGGAACCCGATGTCGTGAAGCGGTACAACCTGTCAGGCAACTTCATCTTCCACGACTGGGAGATGATGGAGCTGCTGTTCGGCGGCAATGTGATCAACGGCCGCAGTGGTGGCCCATACCCTGGCAAGGTGATCGGCTACGCCCGCCCCCGGTTCGACGACCCCCCCACCACCGGTGTCTACATCGAGGTGATCACCAAGAACTCCGGTGAGGGGGTTGGTGACTGTACGTCGGAGACGGGCGGGTTCCCTCCCTACACCGGTCACATCTTCGGCAAGGTGCGCCTCACGCCTGGTGAGCGTTCCTTCGAGAACGACGTGGCGCAGGTGGCGTTCACCGGCAAGGCGACCTCGAACCCCAACCTGTTCGACGGCCCGTGGAACGACTACCCGGGCGCCGGGTACGCTCCAAACAGCCCGTACTTCGAGGTTGGCTACTCGCAGGCTGAGTACGAAGCGATCGAGGCACTCGCCCGTTGCGGCTACCAGACTCTGCCGATGGGCTCCTGAGCATCCCCCACCACCAGCAGCGCCCCTCGGTTGTTCCGCCCGAGGGGCGCTGTCGCGTGTAGGTTCATGTCATGCCGTTGCCCCCAATCGACTGCAACGAACCAGAACAGCCTTGTTGCGAAACGCTGTTCGGCATCGGCGAACATCTGTTGGGGGTGGTGCTTCCGGGGTTGCTCGAATGCATCGGTGAACCAGCCTGCCCGGTCGACGACCTTTATGCCTACGTCACTCACGGCCCGGTGTCTGAGGATCCGCTGTGCAACAGCTTGACAGTGACATTGAACTCGATCAATCCGTCACCCGGTTCATCAACACCGCAGGCCACCACTTTGATCGCCCCGGCGTTGCGCGCCGAGTATGTGATCCGGTTGAGGGAGTCAGGGTTTCCCACCGCCTACGACGATGGCGACACGATCTACGCACCTGACCCTCAACACATCCATCATGCTTCACGGTTCTCGTACGCCCACGGGGAGCGCATGTTCCGTGACATCTTGATCGCCCACTCTCGACGGGAACTCGCTCCGTGCTCCTGCCAGGTGGTGCAGATCGGCACGTTCACTCCGTTGCCAGCGTCAGGTGGGTGCGTCGGATGGGAGATCGCCATTGTTCTTGACGTGCCACGTTCGTTGCCGCTTGGTGGGCCGTGATGGCGACCTCGGTTATCTCTGGCGTCAGGGTGCAGTTCAACGACAAGTCGCGCTTTGCCAGGAATCTCCGCAAGAAAGGCGCTCGAGCGTTCGCATCGCGCCTCCAACGGATCGGTGACGCGATCGCCCAGGAAGCGTCCGCGATTGTGAAAGAGGAGTTTGTTGTCGACCGCCCGCCGTGGCGTCGTCGTCCTGGCCCGAGGTTGCATGGCAGCTTCTACTTCAGGGTCGACAAAGCGGACTCGTTTCCCCTTCGCGGCCGCGTGCTCTCAAGGGCAGCGAAGGTGAAAGTGAACTCTCTCAACTACGGGTCGCGACCCCATCAGATCTCGTCGAGCAAGGGTTTGTTGGTCCCGATGGTCAAGACCCGTGTGGTGTTCCGTTCACTGTCTGGCAAGAGATCCTCGACGACGTTGCTGTCGTTCGGTGACGCCAGCTTTCAGGCCCACCCAGGGTTGCGTGGCGAAGCGTGGGGCAAGAAGAAGTTCTGGTCGGTGTACCATCCGGGCACGAAGCCCACCAAGTTCTTGCAGCGTGCCGAGCGGCGCGTCAAAGACAGGGTGCGTGCAGGAGGGTTCAGAAGGGCCTAACATGCCGCCCATGGCTACCACACGCAAGGTCATCGACATCGACGCTGAGATCCGTGACGAACTCGCTGAGGCGAGAGCGTCGATCCACTCGGTGAGGATCAAGTTGTTCGGTGAGGAGTTCCGTGTGCAGACGGACCTCAACCTGTACCGAGTGTTCATCACCGACGAGTCTGGCGACCCGCTCGACTTCCTGCACTCCATCATCCACGCCGATGACCTCGCCCGTTTCAAGGACACGTTGAAGCGCCAGTCTGGTATCAACCAGACGGTCCTTGCGAAGATCGTCGAGAAGATCGTCGAGGCTGCAACCGAACGCCCTATCAAGAGTTCGTCCGGCTCAACGCCTGGGCGAACCAAGAGGGCCTCCACCGCGAGGTCCGCGGGCGTCGCGTCTTAGCAGGCTGCGACGGCCTTGACGGCCTGACGATCGCCGCCTATCTCGACGCCGTTGAGGTGCTGTTGTGCTCCAACGGCGGGGCTTGGTCGAACCCGATGGAGTATCGGGCAAAGGTCCGCCACCTGATCGCCACCGGCGAACTTCCACCAGACGAGGACGCATCAAGGTCAGCCGCAAAGCCCGGCGGTAAGCCGGCTCTGGTGGAGCCACCAAGGTCAGCCCTTGCCCAACTTCAAGAGATGAACGCACGCATCGCGGAGCGCCAGCGAGCCGCAGAGTAGGATTCGCCGCGTGGCAGCGGACGCCGTGCTTGATGTCCAAGTCAACATCGCCAACGAAGAAGCGTTGGCGAACAGTCTCGCGTCTGCGTTGCAGAAGCGCCTCACACCGGCGTTCCGTCAGATCGGTTCCGATCTAGCCGACTCGCTTCGCAAAGCCATCGGCGACGGCTTCAAGAGCATCAAGTCGTCCAATATGGCGAGCAGTTTTGACGCGATCGCCGCCAGCGCCAAAGAAGCTGGCGCGTCTATCGGTTCACTTGGCGAGTTCATCGATGCGCTGTCTCGACGCCAAGGTGCTATCAGGCGGATCCTCACCGACGAAGCGGCGGAGGCGTCTGCTGCTGGCGACATGCTCCAAAAGGACTTGAAGGCGCTTGCCGACGAGTTCGCCCGCATCCAGGGGACGATGACACAGGAGCAGCGCCGCCAGTATGAGATCCGGTTGAAGCTGCTGACGCAGAACCGGATGCAGGAGCAGACCATCTCTATTCGGGCTCTACAGGCGCTGGTGGATGCCGAGCGGAACGCTGCCGTGATGCTGCGTGAGCAGCAGTCGAACCTTTCGCGAGAGCGGATTGAGCGGCTTCGCGCTGATTCGCGCCGTGAGGTGGTTGAACGCCAGTTCGCTGGCGCTCAACAGCTCATCGAGGCCCGTCGTCGTTCTGCTGCTCTTGTCAACATCCAAAAGACCGCTTCGCGTTTGATCGTCGAAAGCGTCCGCATCGCAGGTCAACAGATCCGCGCTTTGGAGCGCGGCATCGGCAACTCCGTCGCCTTCCTGGCGAGGGGGGTTGAGGCGGCTCTGCGCGGAGTTGGCCGTTCTGTCGCCGGGCTGGGTTCGATCTTCCGTCGACAGTCGAAAGAGGTGGATGAGGCGAACAACGAGATCGTCGCATCCACGCGAAGATCGTTGACGATCCAGGAACGGATAGTCACAGAGTCATACACACGCCAGGAATCGGTCATCAGGTCGTTCGCGTCGAACGCTTCGTCGGCGATCGGTGGGATCGGCCTCGGGAAGCTGGCGTTCGGGGCTCTCGGTGGAACATTTCTCGCCGACTCACTTCGCAGGGGCTTCGACCGGTTCGCCACCATTCAGGAAGCCACCCGAGGGTTGACGATCTTGTTGGGTGACGCAGCGAAGGCAGGAGAGCTGCTGGACAACGTGTTGAACGTGGTTCGCGGCACCCCGTTCCCGCTTGACCAGTTCGCCGACGCCGCAGCGCAGCTCGTCACGTTCCAGGTGGAGGCGAGGAAGATCCCGCGCATCCTCCAAGCGATCGCCGACGCTGCTGCCCTCAAGGGGTCGAGGGCACCTGAGTTTGTGGACCGCCTTATCGACGTTTTCGGTCAAATCTCGACCCAGGGGCGTATCACCGGTCAGGAGGTCAACCGTCTTGCTGATGCCGGCGTGAACGCTTTGGCGATCCTCGGCAACGCTTACGGCAAGACGACGCTGGAAATCAGCGAGATGATCAGCGAAGGCATGGTGCCAGCGAAAAGGGCGCTGCACATCTTGACCGAGGGGATCATCAACGGCACCGAAGGCGTGAATGGCTTGACGACTGCTTTCGGCGGTCTTGCCAAGGGGCTTGGTGAGACAGCCCGTGGTGCCATCGCTAACTTCGGCGCTGCACGTGCCCGGTTGGGTGCGGCGATCATCAAACCGTTCGGCGACGCGATCGTGGTGTTGTTCAACGGGTTGTCGAAGATCGTCGATCAAGTTGGTCGAGCGTTCGCCGCCGTTGCATCCACTATCGCTAACGATGTCAGGTTCCGTGCTGCTCTGGCTGCGTTCAAGGAGTTCACTGACGGGTTGAAGGATCGGGTCGACGACCTCCTGCCGATGTTCCGGCTCCTGGGTGACGCGCTCCGGGTCGCCGTCGCCGCTTTCACTGTGCTCGCCAGCCCGAAGATCATCAAACTTGTCGTCAACTCCATGTCTGCGATCTGGTTCGCTGTCCGCAGGCTTCTCACCCCATTCAACATCCTGGCGCTCAGCGTTGGGCTTGTGGTTGCCGCAGCGAAACTGCTTTCGTTGCGTTTCGCGGACCTTCGTGATGCTGCGAGTCGTGTCGGGTCGGCGATCGTCTCAGCGCTGTCATCACCGCTTGAAAGCCTGAAGGCAGCGTTCGGCGCCGTTCGCGATGCGGTCACCGACACGCTCCGCCCAGCCCTGGTTTCTCTCGCCAAGTCGGGACTCGAGTTCATCACCGCCAGGCTCAACGACCTTGAGAAGTTCATCCGCACGCGCGTCGCCCCCGCTCTGGAGCAGTTCGCCAACATCATCCGGGACAAGGTCGCACCGGTGATCCGTCGTGGGCTTGCCCGGGCCCTCGAGTTCGTTCGCCCAGCCTTCGATGCCGTCAAGCGCAGAGTGGAACCCTTGGTTGAGGTGATCGGAACGAATCTCGTCCGTGCGGCCGGGTTCGCGAAGCGCGCTTTCGGTGCCGTCGTCGATTTCCTTCGCGATGAAGTGATCCCAGTCATCTCTGACACCCAACGCGCTGTGGCTATCGGCACTTCGATCATCGCGCTTTCGCTGATCACGCGTCTCGGCCCGGCGGCGGTCGCCATCGGCGCCTTGGTGGCAGGGTTCGCGCTTTTGGAGCGAGCGACCGGGTTCAGCATCGTCAAGGCTCTTGAGCCAGCCATCGAAGGATTCAAGAGGCTTGGTGAGTCCATCAAGGCTGCTTTCAGCGGCGACTTCTCCAACCTCACATCAGGGCTCTCTGCGGCTGGTTCCGGCATCCTCAAAAGCCTGCGTAACATCGGTCGTTCTCTGGCTGAGGCCCTTGCGCCGGTCCGTGAACGAATCAGCGAGTTCTTCAAGGAGGCGTTCTCGGAGGAGAACTTGAAGAACGCTGCACTCAACGTGCTTCGATTCGTGGAGAGAGTTGGTCGCATCCTTGGCGACATCGTGTCCGACAAGAGGCTGCTGGCAGCGGTCGCGGGGATCGGGCTTGCAGCAGCAGCGTTGGCGGCGGCTTTCGTCAAGGGATTCGCAGAAGGTGTCATCAACAACCTTTTCGAGATCCGCGACGCAGTGGGCCGTCTGGTTGACACGTTGCGGAAGGAGTTGTTGTCGGCGCTTCTCGGTTCGTTCACCAACGCGTTCGCAACAGCGTTGTTCGCCGGTCTGATCGGCGTTCTGGTCGTGACATGGAAACGGGCTGGCGCAAAGTCGGCGCAAGTCTATTCAGTTGGTTTCTTTGAGGGTGCAGCCAACACACTCAAGCAGCTGCCGTCGTTCTTCGGGACGTTCTTCGGTGGCATTGAGAAAGCCGCTGAGCGATCGCAGAAGAACATCCGGTTGGAGTTTCAGCGCACCAACCGGGAAATCAGGCGTCTTGGAGGCAGCCCTGTGGCGGCTTTCAGGACGGTCGACGAATCGGCGCTTCGTGAAGCCAAGGATCGCTTGAGTGCCATGCGGGAAGAACTGACAGCTGGGCAACAGGCTGCGCTCAGGTTCCAAAACACTGTTCGTGAGTTCGGCTCAGTTATCCGCACCGCAGGCTCCGGTGTGGTTGATGTGTTCAAACGTGACTTCAAAGGCGCGCTTGTCAGTTTCGAGGTTGCCGCTAAGAAAGTCGGCACGATGATCTCTGACGCGTTTGCACGCGCCAAGGCCGCTGGTGTTTCGGGGGCCGAGGCGCTTGGCATCGCGATAGGCGCAGCGTTCGGTGCGGCGCTCTCGGGTCAGATCGCCGGGCAGGCGGACAACCTGGTAGGCGCCCTGGTTGGTCTAGGTGGGGTTGCCACATCAGCGCTCGGTGCGCTCGCCGTCCCCGGCATCGGCCCAGCCCTCGCCGGTGTCACCGCGCTTGTCGGTGGCCTGTCCTTCGCGTTCGCTCGCAACGCGGCTGCGGCGAAACGCGCCAAAGCCGAAATCAAGGAATACGCTGACGCGCTGCGTGGCGTCGAAGATCCCGCCGAGCGTGTCAAGAAGCTCGCCGAGCAGCTGTTCACTGAGATAACTGGCAACGAGAAAGCCAGCGCCGCCCTGATCCAGCTCGGTAAGAATGTCGATGACATCGCCGAATCGTTTGCCAAGGGTGTCAACCCTGCGGAACAGTTCGAGCAACGAATCCTCGGCCTTCTTCGGACGCAAGGGTTCGCTGAACTTCTCAAGGACGTTGACGATGTGAACGAGGCGTATAACCGCATCAGGTCGTCATTTGTGCGTGCTAATCGCGACGGTATCACGGCGACACAAAAGACCGATGAAGCGTTCAAGTCGATCGGGTTTTCGATTGATGAAGTGAGAGCCCTGTTGAAGTTCCTTGGCGCAGAGTTCGATCAGTTCCAAAAGAGCGGAGCCGAACTTGAGCTTGAGCAAAAGCTTCGTCGTGGGGCTGACGCCGGATCGGCGTTGTCGGCAGCGATCGCTGCTGCCAGAGAGAAGTTTGTTGGCTTCCAGGAGGAAGCCGTCAGGTCGGAGTTTGATAAGAAGATCGCTGATAGCGAGCGTAAGGTTGGTGACCTCACCACGCAGTTGAACGACGCCAAGCAGGCTGTGTTCGACCTGTTCAGCGCAGCGATCGGCGGCAATGATCTGGAGCGAGCCATCGACGATGCCGTCTTGGCGATCCCCACCCTGACATCGGGGCTGCAACAGGCAACACAGTCGCCGTTCAGTGAAGCCGCAACCCGTGAAGCAATCCGCGGGTTCACCGATCGGATCTCCGAGGCGGTCGGAACCGGGGTCCGAACTGGGGCTGTCACATCAGCCGAAGAAGCTAAAGACCTGATCGCCCCGATCCTCGCAAGCCTGGCATTCGCGCCTGATATCGACCCTGCTGCCAAGCAGAAGATCATCGACGACGTGTTGGCTGCGCTCGAAGCCCCCGATTTCACAGCGTCGATCGAGAAGGTCGAAGGGTTGGATGAGGCGCTCACCACAGCGCAGGAGGAGGTCGACAAACTCAAACTTGAGTTCGATGTTGAGCTGATGAAAGCCCAGGCTGAGGACGCTGCGACGAAATCCGCGATGGAGGCTGCCGCAGCACTCGCAGCGCAACGCGTCTTGTTTGAGAGAGCGGGCATCAACATGACCGAAGGGTTCTCTGAGGGCCTGGTGCGACCTGGCGCGCTCGCGACATTGCGCGCCAGGGCCCGTGAACTCGCTCGAGCGGCTATGGATGAGATCGCTAAAGAGACTGAGCAGAAGTCGCCGTCGCGCGCTGCGATGAGGCTGGGCGCGAACGTGACAGTCGGGTTCGCGATGGGTATAGAGAGCATGACCCAGGTAGCCCAGTCTGCTGTTGGGGCCGTTGTTGATCAAGGTGTGGTCGGTGCGCTGCGTGGGGCTGCGGTAGGGGTCGCCAGGAATGAGGCGCGCAGTTTTGGCGCCGCGATCGGCAAGGGTGTTTCGCAAGGGCTGGCTGACGAACTCGAGGTGTCCAGGATCATTTCTGAAGCGTTTGACTCGGCGTTGGCGTCCGTGGCCACGGCAGCGCAGAAGCAGGCCGAAGCGATCGCGAGCGCTGCTGCCGAACTGTTCTCTCGCGGCCCTGGTGCTGGCATACCTGGGTTTGGTGATCAGATCAAACTCGGTGACCTTCGTGCTGGCGTGACCACCAGCCTTGCCGGTATTTCCGCTGCCGCCGAGGCATCAGCGAAAGCCATTGAGGATGCAGTGAAAGCGTTGTTCGACGCTGGCGGGAACACCAGGGCTCTGTCGGCTGCTCAGCGGGCGTTGTTGGAGCAGGTGCGGGTGAGTGGCACCGGCCCGAGCCTCGATATTCGCACTGTTTCTGGCGTCTCGAACAGGCAGGCGATTCTTGCCGCTGGTCAGTCGGTGAAAGACTACGCAACGGAGCTGATCCGCCAGGGCCGCCCGTTGAACGACGTGATTGAAGCCACGAAGTTCTACCGTGAGCAGATCGTTTTCACCGCTACCGCCGCCGGTTTCTCAGCCGAGCAGGTTCGCGACCTTCTCCGCCAACTCGGATTGGGTGATTCTGCGCTCGCCGAGTTCGCGAGACAGGTCAAAGCGTTGGAGGAGGAAGCAAAGAAAGCATCGAAGGCGACGAAAGAGTTGCAGGAGGAGGAGGAGAGGCGCAGGGCCGCCGAGCAAGCCGCGGCGGCTGAAGCGGCCAAGATGCAGAGGCTTCAAGACCCCAGGTTCCAGCGCCAGATTGTGCAGAATGTCCAGGTGACTCTCCCGACAGGTGACCCGAGGGCTGCGGCGTTGGCTGTGGCGAATCGTATTGCGATGACAAGCAGGTGACCATGCACCATCACGGTCAGCTTTGGCTGCTTGGAGCGAAAAACGAACCGATCGAGCTGTTCAACCATGCCCGCACAGCCGCGTACCTTGCTAACAGCGCAGTGCTCGGCTGCGGGAGAGTGTCGAACATCCTTGATGCTGGCGGTTGCGACGCGTACACGTATCTGCCCACCTGCACCACTCCACCTGCGAGAACGTGGACACCCACCACGTTCACCAACCCGGTGTCTGATCAGGCGCCTTGGTACAACTCTGGCTTCTCGGCGTCTAGCCAGTTCCTTGGTTTCTGGATCGACGAATGGACCGGGCTCGACGATTCGCATCTCTCGAGAACGGTGCAACCCATAGGCTTGCGTGGCGGTGGTGGAATACTGGGCCCCGTGGCGGCAACAGAGCGCGTGATGGCGTTCAATGTGCTGTTGTTTGGTGAATCCGAGAGCGCCCTGGAGTACGGGTTCCGTTGGCTCGCTGGCGTGTTGAGCGCTGCGTGCTCGACGTGCTCGTTGGACACGATCATGTTCAGACGGATCTGCCCGTCGATAGCGAACATCGAGGATGGGTTGACGTTTGCTCATAAGGTTGGGATGGTTTCTGGGTTGGCATGGGAGGAGCCGCCGATCGAGTCGCAAGGGTGCTTCATGCGGAAAGCGTCGTTCACGCTCGCCGCTGGCGACCCTTGCCTGTACGGCCCGGACAGCCAGATCGTCACCAACGCGACATCCATCAACATCGCCAACTGCCTGAACTCCCAAGCGTCTACTTTCGGGTCAGCGAACTTCCCCAAGGCGTCCCGCAAACCGTGTCAGCCTGTGTGCTCTGATCTGCATCAGAACTGCTCGGCGTCGTGGTCGATCACCCCCAACTTTGTGACCGCTGGCGCGTTGAGGGTCATGCTGTCGAACCCTTCCGGCACAGCAACCGTCCCCGAGATGCGAGTCAGCGTTCTCGCCAACATCTCCGGTATGGGTATCGCCGGGCGTTGCACTCTGCCGGTGTTGGGGGAGGTGAACTTGCGCCCGATCCCACCGAACGGGACCATCATCTACGATGTTGGCAGACGCAAGTTGCTGTACGGTGACCCTGCCGCCGCTTCGCCGGTGAACGCTGCGCCGTTCCTGTTGCCGAACCCAGCCGGTGTTCCGCGCTGGTTCGCGTTGGGCTGTTCGCCGATCCTGGTGGTCGTGTCGCTGAACAGCTTGTGCTACGACGTGGGCACGTCCCCGTACGCGACGTGGAAAGGGCCCGATGGGACTTCGTTCTCGGTGCAGATGCCGGTTGTGTCGATCGAAACAGCCGAACGGATGGGTTGCAGCTGATGTTGGGTTGCCCGTCCACCTACGAAGTGTTTGTCACCGGCCGCAACGCTAACGACATCCTCATCGAGATCCCGTGGTCGAACCTCTCATGGGAGAGAGTTGTCGACGACTGCTCCGGCGCGTCTGTCACGTCACCGGACTCTGTTGGCGGGCTCTACTGCTGCTCGGAGATCGGTGGCGTGCGGCCTTGGCGCAACGGGCTGCGGATCGAACGCGATTCAGAGCTGGTGTGGTGCGGGCCGATCACCTTGATCGAGCGATCCGTCAACGAATCAGGCGTCAGCTGGACCATCAACGCTGAGGACAAGATGGCGTGGATGAAGAAGCGGCTGCTGCGGCTTCCTCTGCTGTTCACAGACGGCACGGACCCGGCCTTCGCGTTTCGCGCCATCATTGAGCAAGCCACGAAGCTCGACAACGAGTTCGATCTTCAATGCCCGTTCTTCACCAGCGGGCAGCGCATCTTTGTCGAGTACCTGCCGACAAACTTCGTGTATTGCTTCGATCTGTTGCAAGAGATCGCCGACGCAGCGCTCGATTACACGATGTTTGGCCCAGAGCTGCTGGTGGCAGCAGACCTTGGCGTGGTCATGTTGCAGCCCATTCGTTCTCTGGGCCCAGTCAAACCTGTCGGCCTTGTCACCGACGACTGGTTCTCCACCCTGCCAGGGTTCTCGCTCAACGGGTTCGACCAGGCGAATGTGATCTTCACCCCTTTGCCCGACTCTGGTGAGCAAGGGTTTCGTGTGTGGGGGTACGCAGCAGACACCACGCAGGGAGACGGGGTGCTCGATGAGGTGAACACCTCTTTCGGTGACAACCTGCTCGACCAGGAGTGGGCGAACATCGCCGCAAAAACGATCCTTGATCTGCGTCGCGACACACCGTTGACGATCAACGGTGGGGTGTTGTCTCAAGATGCCCCGGTTCTCATGTCACAGCTGATTCCCGGCGGCTTGTGGAATCTGAACTTGGCTGACGATGGATGCCTTGGGGAGTTGACGCAAGTTGCTCGCCTGAAGCGGCTGTCGGTGTCAGTGACGGCAGACAACGGCTCGTATGAGGAATCGGTGGAACCGGAGCTGATTCCTCTCGGCACCGAGAGGCTGGTTCAGCTGTGAGCGATCGCAAAAGCACCTCGCCGTCGCTGGCTTTCGGTCAACGGCTTCAAGATATTGAAGCGTCCGTGAGGCGCATCGAAACCAGGGTCACATGGTCCGGTAGGCGGGCGTTGTCGACATCAGACCCTGGGACGTTGATCAATGTTCCAGCAGGCACCATTTCTAATCCGTGGTTGGTTGCCCAGTTGGGTGGCACGATCATCGGCCCGATCAGCCTTGCCCCCGGTTCGTGGTCGATCACTGTGCAACTGCTTATGGTCGACCAACCGCAGTGGACGCCGCCGTGGTCGGCGGGCTTTCGGGCTCTGATGGCGGTTTGGAACCAGACAGCCAACATCAACGTCACTGAACGGATCTTCTATGTTTCCAGCGATGACGCCAACCTGGGCGTACCTCAACAACAGGACATCGAGTCGTTCGTGACGCTCACAGAGAGGTCCAACATCAGGGTGATAGCCGAGGGTTACGCCCCGAATAACGCGGGATACGCTGGGTTGAGGTTGGCGCCGCTGCTGTTCCGCGCCATACCTGTCTGACCTTCACTTGGCCGGCGTGCCATCATGGCGTTATGCCTTTGTGCTCGTCCTACGGTTGCGGATGCGGGGTGTCGGCAGGGTCCGGCATCACCGTCACCGGCACCGGCCAGTCAGGTAACCCGTTTGTTATCTCAACAAGCCTGTCGGGATTGGGGTTCGCGCTTGGCCGTTGGCGTCGTGTCGCGACGCAGACAATCCCCAACAACACCAACACGGTGATCCAGTGGGACACAGAGGACGCTGACCCGGACGGCATCTACACCCCGTCAGGAGGGACCTTCACCACAACCGCAGAAGGTTTGTATGTGATCGGTGTGCAAGTCGCTTGGGTTGCGGCGCCGAACAACATACACCACGTTCGTTTCTTTAGCCCTTCCGGTGTTTCGCAGGATGAATCGTACGCGCCAGGCGCGGCGGGTCTGAACCGTGCCGGGTTCGCCGCCTACCTTCCTTCTGCGGCCACGTTTCAGATTGTTGTCAGCCACACTCATGGCAGCGACCGCACAATATCGGGCGCGTTCCTTCGAGTCGCCAGGTTGGGGACATGATCAAGCTGATGATGCTTGGTGTCGCGGCGTTCACGCTGGGTTGGGTGATCGGCGGTGCGGCGATCATCGTGTGGGCCGGTCGCGAAGTGACCCGACGTATGGTGGCGGTCAGATGACTCGCCTGTACCTGTACGGCTATCACGGTGGGCGGCGGTCGCTGGCGGACATGGAGACACGCCCAGCGTGGAACCGGCTGCACCCGGAGCTGCGTCGGCGTCTGGTGGCGTTGTTCGACGCGTCGCAGGACGCCGGCCGCGAGGTCGGGTTTG